CGCGGCTCGGCAGCAGGTCGGCTACCCAATCGGCCGGGCGGGGTGCATTGGCATTGGCGAGAGCCTTGGCGGCGGCTGCCACATCGCGCCACCGCTGCTCGATCAGCGCGTGGATGACAGCGGCGGCCTGGTCGTTGGTCAGTGTGACATTCGTTGTCATGGCTCGTCTCCTGTTTCAGGCGGTTGCGCGGGCCTTGGCAGCGGTCATGGCGGCAAGGATGTCCTTGGCGTGCTCGGTGTATCCGAGCGCCTTGAGCCAGCTGTAGACCTGGCCGCGCCGGCCGTTGGCGAAGGCTTTGCAGTCCTCGACGGTGTTGCAAGCGTTCAGCAGGCTGACAGTCTCCGCCGTCAGCTTGTTGAGGTAGGCAAGGGACGACGCGACATCGTCAGGGTAAAACCCGGCAAGGGTGGCGTCGTTGCAGATCAGGAAGTTCGTCCCGGCGTCGGCGCAGGCGTGGCGGAGGCTCTTGGTCATTTGCGTGCTCCCTTGTTGGTGAGACTGTTGTAGCAAATTGCTACGATAGTGGCAATAGGCTACGCGATCACGAATTGTTACAAAATGCTACGGCCTACCGGGGGCGCACTGCGGGCCCAAAGCAGAAGGCCCGCCTTTCGGCGGGCCCCTGTTCAGTTTCCGGCGATCCGGCCGGCCCTGACATCGTTCTGCCAGCCAGCCCAGGCACGCCGGGCATGGTCGATGTAGGGGGCCTTGATGCCAGCGATCTCGATGGCATCCTCAACGGTCAGGCCAGGCTCGTCAAAGAGACGGCGAAGCACAGCGCGGTTGTCGAGAGCAACGTTGTGGTCGTAGTCGTTGCCCCAGAAGGTGTAGGCGGTGCGGAACATCTTGTTTCTCCCAGTTTGTCGCTGGCCCATCGCCAGCGCTCATGTGAGTGTTGTAGCAAAAGGCTACACTCTGGTCAATAGGTCCATTGATCACGAATTGTTACAATCGCCATGATCCATTTCGCCCTTGGCCTCCTGACGGGCCTCGTCCTTGCCGCAGCCGCGCTGGCGATCTGGATCGCATCCGCAATCCGCGAACTGAGTGAGTGACGCCATGCCGGGAGGGAGGCCATCCGAATACAAGCCCGCTTATTGCGATGAGCTTGTCGAGCTCATGGGGGCCGGCTTTTCGTTGACAGCGGCGATGGCCGAACTCGGTTTCCATCGCGAGACCGCCCTCGAATGGGCCAAGCGCTACCCGGAGTTTTCCGACGCCCTAAAACTAGGCAAGGCCAAGCGCACGCGCATCCTCGAGGAGCAGCTTCTGGCGGCTGATCAGGGGCCCCGCGTCACGGCCCGTATTTTCGCCCTCAAGAACGCCGCGCCGGACGAATGGGCTGACAAGGTGGTGCAGCAGCACACCGGCCCGGATGGCGGCCCGGTGTCGATCAACCTGACGGTCGAGTTTGTCAATCCGGCTCCCGGCGGCGTTTGAGGGGCTGTTCCGCCCCGCGCGCTACAAGGCCTATTACGGTGGTCGCGGATCGGCCAAGAGCCACTCCATCGCGACGGCGCTTGTGCTCATCGCCGCACAGGCGCCAAAGCGCATCCTGTGCGCTCGCGAAATCCAGAAATCCATTGCGGATTCGGTCAAGCGGCTTCTGGAGGACAAGATCGCCTCCTGCGGCCTGTCGCAGATGTTCGAGGCGACCAGGACCAGCATCAAGGCCACGAACGGGTCGGAGTTTTTGTTCGAGGGCCTACGGACGAACCCCGAATCCATCAAGTCGATGGAGGGCATCGACATCGCGTGGGTTGAGGAGGCCGCGACCGTCAGCCAGGCCTCGCTGGACATCCTGATCCCGACGCTGCGCAAGGCGGGTTCGGAGTTGTGGTTTTCCTGGAACCCGCGCTTTCCGACAGACCCGATTGACAAGATGTTCCGGGCTGGCGAGCCGCCCCCTGACAGCATCGTGCGCAAGGTCAACTGGCACGACAATCCGTGGTTTCCGGACGTGCTCAAGGCGGAGATGGAGTGGGACCGCTCCCGCGATCCGGATAAGTATGCGCACATCTGGATGGGCGAATACTGGCGCAACGCCGATGCAGCCGTGTTTCGGAATTGGCGGATCGAGCGGCTTGAGGTGCCCGCCGATGCCCGGCCCTATTTCGGGGCGGACTGGGGATTTGCGGTTGACCCGACCGTGCTCGTGCGCTGCTATCTCTGGGATCGCACGCTCTACGTTGACGCAGAGGCGCACCAGGTTGGCTGCGAGATTGACCGCACGCCAGCGCTGTTCGACACGATCTCGGGCTCGCGAGAATGGCCGATCACGGCGGATAGCGCCCGTCCGGAGACCATCAGCTACATGCAGCGGCAGGGCTTCCGCATCGCGCCTGCCGACAAGGGGCCGAACAGCGTCAAGGACGGGATCGAGTTCCTCAAGTCCGTCGATATCGTGGTGCACCCGCGCTGCACGCACCTCATCGATGAGCTGACCCTTTACAGCTGGAAAACCGACAAGCAGACCGGCGAAGTGCTCCCGGTGCTGGAAGATAAGAAGAACCACGTGATTGACGCCCTGCGCTATGCTCTTGAGGCAACCCGCAAGGCGGCGCCGAAACTCGACGCTGCGACCTTTGTGCCCCCGATGCCGGTCGGGCCGCAGTCGTGGCTTGGAGCCTGATCCATGCACAACACGGACGATCTTGAGCGGGCGGGCAAGCGCCCGGAGCACCGCGTTGTGATTGACCGCTTCAACCGGGCCTGGGAGGCGGATCGCGGCAATCGCGAGGATGCCTTGAGCGATCTCAAGTTCCTGGCCGGCGATCAGTGGCCCTCGGACATCCGGGCCGCTCGTGAGGCGCAGGGGCGACCGATCATCACGGTCAACCGTCTCCCGCAGTTCGTCCGGCAGGTCACGGGCGACATGCGCCAGTCGCGCCCGGCGATCAAGGTTTCGCCCGTTGATGACGAGGGCGACCCCAGGATCGCGACGATCTATAACGGCATCGTCAGGCATATCGAGCGCATCTCCAAGGCCGATATGGTCTACACGATTGCGTTCCAGGGCGCGGTCTCATGCGGGATCGGGCATTTCAGGATCACGACAGAATATTGCCGCGACAGCGTCACAGAGCAGGACATCAAGATCAGGGCGATCCAGAACCCGATTGGCGTGTTCTGGGACCCGGATGCCAAGGAGGTTGACCGCTCCGACGCGCAATATTGCTTCGTCGTGGACGGCATGACATCGGAGGCCTTCAAGGAGCGCTGGCCGAAGGCTGCGATTTCGCCCATCGGCGCGACGGACGGGCAGGATAGCTCGTCATTGTTCTGGCAGCACGGGGACCGCGTCCGGGTCGCGGAATACTGGTATAAGGTGCCCAAAAAGCGCCGTCTCGTGGTGATGGTGGACGGCTCCACACGCGATCTGACGGACGTGCCGAAGGACGCCCTGCCGTTTCTGGAGGCGCAAATCCAGCGCGGGGAGGATGGCCGGCTGCTCGAACGCCAGGTGGACGGGCACGATGTGCTGATGTGCATCGTCTCCGGCTCTCAGGTGCTCGAAGGCCCTTATCGCTTCCCCGTGCCGATGATCCCGGTTGTCCCCGTGGTTGGTGAGGAGACGGTGATCGGCGACCGGGTTGTGCGGACGAGCCTGATCCGGCACGCCAAGGACCCGCAGCGGCTCTACAACTACTGGCGGTCCAGCGCGGCGGAGATGATCGCGCTGGCGCCCAAGGCCCCGTATCTGGTCACGGCGGCGATGATCCAGCGGCATCGGGCGATGTGGGATCGGGCCTCGACATCGCCTCTGCCCTACCTGCTCTACGATCCGGATGCGCAGGCGACGGGATCGGCGGGCCGCCCTGTGCGCGAAATGCCGCCCCCGCCGCCTCAGGCGCTGTGGAAGGAGGCGGAGATCGCGGCGGAGGACATGAAGGGCACGACCGGCATCTATGATGCTGGACTTGGGGCGCGGTCGAACGAGACGAGCGGACGCGCGATCCTGGCACGTCAGAAGGAAGGCGACACGGCGACCTACCACTTTTTCGACAACCTCGCTCATGCGATCCGCCGCGCTGGCGAGATCATCGTCGCGCTGATCCCGAAAATCTATGACACAGAGCGGGTTGTCCGCCTGATGAACGAGGATGGCTCGGAGGATTGGGCGCGGGTCAACCAGATCAGCTACGAGGCGGACGGACAGCGCAAGATCATCAACGATCTCACTGTCGGCAAGTATGACGTGACGGTTTCGAGCGGCCCGAGCTACACGACGCAGCGGGTTGAGGCGGCGAACGCCATTGTCGAGTTCATGCGGGCCTATCCGCCGGCGGCTCCGGCGGTTGCGGACCTGCTTGCCGAGATGATGGATTGGCCCAAGTCCGACCTCATTGCCGGCCGTCTGAGGCTCATGCTGCCGCCGCAGGTGCAGATGGCGTTCGAGGCCCTCGATAAGGCCGGTGGCGATGCCGGCGAGGTCATGCAGGCGCTGCAACAGCAGCCGCAGCAGCCTGATCCCATGGCGATGCTGAGAGCCGAAAAGATGGCCGCTGAGGCGCAAAAGACAAAGGCGCAGGCCGAAAGCGTCGCTCTCGACAACCAGATGACGGCGGGTGCCATGGGCCTTCCGCCGATGCCGCCGCAGCCGGCGCAAGGCTGATCGTCCCGGCGATACCGGGTTTTACGGGGCCGTCCTCTGGGCGGCCCTTTTGTTTTTGGAACCCCAATGTCTGATGAGAATGCCACGCAGCAGGCTGCTGTTGAGCCTGTGGTCGCGCCTCCGACCGAAACCGAGGCTCCGGCGACGACTGCCGAGAAGGTCGAAACCCCGGTTGAGGCCAAGGATGAAGCCCCGAAACAGGCTGAAAAGCCTGATGAGGGTGCGAAATCCGAGGAAAAGCCGGAGGAGAAGCCGAAATCCCGCGCCAGGGAGCGGATTGAAGAGCTCTCGGCAAGGGTGAGGGAGCGGGAGCGGCGCATTGCTGAGCTCGAAGCGGCCCTTGAGGCCTCCAGGAGCACGAAGGCGCCCGATCCGGACGCTTTTGACGACCCGCTCAAGTATCAGGCCGAACTGACCAAGCACGCGGTCAGGGAGGCCCGCGCCGAAGAGCTGAGGCGCGAGGCGGAGACGGTCCGCAAATCGGCGGAGGAAGCCCGTCAGGAAGCCTGGGCTCTCAAGGTGCAGGCCGTCAAGGACCGGTTTCCGGATTTCGACCGTGTGGCGCGTGACCCTGCGCTGCCGGTAACGACAACGATGGCAGAGGCGATCACGGAATCGGACGTTGGTCCGGCTGTCCTCTACCACCTGGGTCAGCATCCCGATGAGGCCCGGCGCATTGCCGCGCTTCCGCCCGTGCAGCAGGCACGGGAGATCGGCCGCCTTGAGGCCCGCGTCTCACAGCCGCCGCCGAAGAAGATTTCGAGCGCCCCTCCACCGGCCCCGGTGCTGACGGGGGGGGGCGCGCCGGCAACGACACCCGACCCCGAAAACATGCCGATGGACGATTTCGCGAAATGGATCGTGAAGCGCCTCGGCTAAGCCCATGAGAGGCTAGATCAATGTCCAATCGACAGCTTACGGCTGACATCGTCGCCAAGGCGGCGGTTGCCATCCTCGACAACAACCTCGTGTTTGCGAACCGCGTGTTTCGCGGCTACGAGGAGGACTTCAAGATGCGCCCCAACGGCTATACCGTTGGCGAGACCATCAGCATCCGCCGCCCGGCTGACTATACGATCCGCACGGGTCCGGTTGCGTCCGCCCAGGACGTGGTCGAGGGCAAGACCACGATCACGGTTGACCGCCGTCGTGGTGTGGACTTCAAGTTCACTTCGCAGGAACTCACCCTCAACATTGACGATCTGGCGGAGCGGGCGATCAAGCCGGCGATGATCCAGCTCGCGAACGAGGTGGATTCGGACCTGGCGGAGCTCTACAAGTATGTTCCGAACTGGGCTGGTACGCCGGGCCAGAAGGTTGATTCCTTTTCGGACTTTGCCCAGGCGCCGGAACTGCTTGACGAGTATGCGGTGCCGCCGGACCGGGCGGCGGTTCTGTCGCCGGCTGACCACTGGGGCCTGTTGGGCTCTCAGACCTCGCTCTACATGTCGGATGTCGCCAAGGGCGCCTATCGGCAGGGCTCTCTCGGAATGATTGGTGGCGTTGACACCTACATGTCGCAGAACATCAAGACCTTGACGACCGGCACCCGCTCCGGTTCGCCGCTCATCGATCAGTCCATCACGGCCTCGACCATCACCTATGATGCGGTCAAGGACACGATGGAGCAGACGATCCACATCGACTCGCTGGGCGGTGCGACGGACACGATCAAGGCTGGTGAGGTGTTCACGATCAACGGCGTCTATGCCGTCAATCCTGTCACCAAGGCCCGCCTGCCGTTCCTCAAGCAGTTTGTGGTCCTTGAAAACGCGACGGCTACGGCCAACGAGACGGACCTGCGGATTTACCCCGCGATGATCTGGACCGGCGCTCACAAGAACGTGGATGTGGTCGGTGTGTCCGATCTCAACAACCAGGGCGTGACCTTCCTCGGCAACGCCAACACGTCCTACCGTCAGAACCTCGTGTTCAACAAGGCGGCATTCGCGCTGGTGTCTGTCCCGCTGGAATCCCCGCCCGGTGCGACGCAGGTCGGCCGCCAGTCCTACAAGGGGCTGAATGTGCGCGTGATCCCGGTCTATGACGGGATCAACGACCATTCGATGTGGCGCCTCGACATCCTCTACGGCATCAAGGCCGTGGACCCGCGCCGCGCAACGCGCCTGTCTGGCAAGGCGTAACACGCACAGGGGCGGCCTCCGGGCCGCCCCCACTCTCCGGAGGCATCATGGCCACCGTTGTCCAGATCATTGACCAGGCGCGCCGCAAGCTCGGCATCCAGGCGGCCGAGGAGCCGTTGCAGGATCATGAGGCCCAGGAGGGCATGGCGATCCTGAACGACATGCTGCAACTGTGGGTGCTCGAACGGGTGATCATGTCCGCCCCCCGGCTGGATGACCTCACCGAAACGGTGTCGGTGGACACCTACGGGGCGGCGACGCTGGTGGAGGAGGCGAACGAGCCTATCGCGGCCTGTCTGGCTGTGCGGCTTGCCGACCATTACGGCATGCAGGCGAGCCCGACCACGGTGGCCCTGTGCTCGCAGGGCAAGACCGCCATCATGTCCGCCTCGTTCGACGTGGATGGCATCCGGCCCGTCTTTGACGGCGGTCTCACGCGGATGCCCTCGCAGCGCAAGGGCGAGTTCTGATGATCGAGGCCCCGTTCGCCACGCGCGCGGGCCGGTCTGCATCGGACCAGAACACGCGCGAAACGCTCATCAACATGTATGTGGAGCGGGCGCCGGGCGGGCGCGGGCAGATCGTGCGGATCGGGCGGCCCGGCGTGGTCCGTAAATATACGCTACCGGGCGCCTTGAGGGGCGTTGCGAGGCTTCGCGGCGGCGATTATGCCGTCATCGGCAACAAGTTCTATCGGGTCTCGACAACGGAGGCCTTCGAGCTCGGCACGCTGGCGACGGCCACCAGCAAATGCACCTTTGCCGAGAACGCGACGCAGATCGCTGTCTGCGACGGGTTTGGCCTCTATGTCTGGGATGGCACGACATTCGGCCAGACGAGCTTGCCGATCTCTGCGGCGGGGTCGATTGCCGCGCTGGATGGCTACGGCATCTTCAACGACCGCTCGTCCGGGCGCTTTTACCGGACGAACCTCAACGATTTCAAGACCGTTGACCCGCTCAATTTCGCGACGGCGGAAAGCAACCCCGACAAGCTGGTGCGGGTGTTCGTCGATCACCGCGAAATCTGGCTGTTCGGTGAGACCTCGACGGAGGTTTGGGAAAATGCCGGCACGTCCGGGTTTTCCTTCCAGCGTGTCGGGGGCGTTGCCCTTGAGCGGGGGTGTGCTGCCGCCATGTCGGTTGCGGCAGAGGATAATACGGTGTTCTGGCTTGGCAATGACGGTGCGGTTTACAGGGCGGACCAGTATCGCCCGGCGCTGATTTCGGACGAGGGGATCGGGCGGCTCATTGGCGAGGCTGCGCCGCTGGATGACGCCTATGGCTGGGTCTATGCGATCCCAGGGCACAAGTTCTATGTCCTGACGTTTCCGGGCCGGCTGACGATTGCCTATGACCTGATGACACAGGCTTGGCACCAGTGCCGCACGCGCGGGTCTGGCTCATGGGATATCGTCGGGCCGCACAAGCTGGGGCCGCAGGTGGTGCTCGGGCATGAAGGTGTCTGCCAGCTTGTTCCGAGCGCCTATCAGGACAATGGCGACGTGCTAGAGCGCATCGCCATTGCCCCGCCGGTCTATTCTGGTGGCAAGCGGATTGCGGTGGATGCCTACTGGCTCGATTGCGAGGCGGGAACCACGGGGAGCCCGGCGGCGCCGGAAGTGGTGCTTGAGGTTTCCAAGGATGGCATGGCCTTCGGCAACAGCCGGGCGCGGGCGATTGGAGCTATAGGCAGCTATTCGCGCCGGGCGGTGTGGCGCAATCTCGGCATAGCACGTGACTGGACGTTCCGCGTGAGCTTTACCGGGGATGCGCCGTTCAAGGTGGTGTCTGGCCGCATCCAGGCTCGGGAGCTTGCATCGTGAGTTCGGCCCCGCCTCCGAATATCCGCTTTGTGGATGACCGGGGGTTTTTGACGCGCGAGGCGAGGGCCTATCTGTCGCGGATCACCGAAAACCCGGTTGAGCAGTTCATTTCGGGCGTCCAGTTGGGGCTAGCGCCGGTGTCCTACCTGACACTGCCTTACAATGTGGCGGGAGAGGTGACGGCGGCGACGGCGGCCAACACCAGCGGCACGGATGGTCAGGTCGTGGTCTATATCGTGCCGGATGGCGACACGCCGGGGCCGGAATGGATCGTCGTATCCTATCAGGATGTGCCGGCGCTGTCGTCTGTGTCGCTCCCGGCGCTTGTGGCGCAAGCGGTCCCGCCCGGCGCATCGATCTATGCGTTCGCCTCGATTGCGAGCGCCATCACGCTGACGGTCTCCGGGGTCAGGCGGCCGCAATGATACGCTTTGCCGAGGATGCGGACATCCCCCGGATCGTCGCCATGGGCGAGCGGTTCCACGCTCTTGCGGGCCATGACATTCCCTATGATCGAGAGGCGGTGGCTGGTTTCCTCAGGGCGACGATGGCGAACCC